GCTCACGCACGGTCGGAACGACCGAGAGATACGTTAGAGCCGCTTGCCCTGACGTAAGACTCTGCTAATGCGGAGCAGTTGGTTGGAGCGGAAGCCCCGCCGTCTTTAGCGGCGGGGTAGTTCACGGGCCGCATTCCAATCCAACTCATCCAAATACTTTTCTCTTTCGTGCCATCCCTGTATTTCTTCGTCTGTTATCTCTTCCCCTCTAATTGAAAACAGGAATTTTTGCTTTAGCTCAAAATCCTGAATAAATTCATGAGAGGTAATTATCTTATTGCCAAATTCCCCTATATCCTTCGGGAATCCATAATTCTCTATTCCTTCTTTGATGGTCAATTCAACGCTAGTTTCTTGTACTTTCATTTTATCCTGCTTTCTAAAACCCACCAAAATCGGTGGACTCCAAAATCGCCCTCTTTCAAGAGCTAAACCTTGCTCCCTGCGAGCAGTTCTTGCAGGAAGACTTCGCCTCGGAGAGTTTCACTCCGACACCAGATATTGCCAACAAACTCTTTTAGGTCTGCCAGACTAACCCGCAGTGCTGGAAGCACGGCTTCTATATTGTCGTTCAGATGCTTCCACAAAGACCATGAATGTACTTTTCGGTTTCTGTACTTTTCAGCAAGAGTTCCAAAAACCAGTTCTTTCAATCGCTTTGAGCAAGCCTTATAGAACGACAATTTCTCGTTAAAACCCATGCCTCTTCTGCCAATCACATAGGCAGCAGATTCATGGACACTTGTCTTGTGCATCCACCTGTACTTGTACTTGCCAATGATACTGGTGTACGCCGGATTTACTTTCTCATACGCAACTCCATGTTCGACGCACTTCCGCTCAAGAAGCGTCAGGAACTTACGCCACACAAAGTTGCTTTGCTTACGTTTCCACTGGCGGCTACCAGTCTTGTCCTTGTCAAACTTCAAGTTCTCAAAAACAATGCCTTTGTTCCTGTCTTTGGCATACTGGATGACCTTCTTGACCAAGCAACCAATGTCGTAGTCCCGCTTGTGCGTAGAAGCATAAAGGATACGGTTGTTGATGAACGTCTCGGTGCTGACCAGATTACCGTCTGCACTCACATCGGCAACAGCAATGCGATCAAGATTACAGTCCAGCCCGATCACGCCGTTCTCAAAACCAATGCCGGTCGTCGGAACAGGCTCGTCCACCTGATAGTCAATCATAACCTTGAAATGCTGGTCGTCTTTCTTTTTGAGACGCACATTGTAGGCTTGTCCAGTTGCCAGTATAGCCTTGAGCCGGTCTTGATACTTTTCCGGCACGAACAACTTGTAGTTCGCCCACTTCCTCGTCCCGACCGTGATGCGGAGCGTGTCGTCAGCCATGACCCTGATGTTCAGATTGCCCTTCTGTGTTCTGTCGCCACGACAGTAGATTTGACCATCACGCTTCTTCAACCACTGGTTTTTGGTGATGACACCAGCTTTCAGGTCTTCCCATGCTTTACGACCGCCGAACACCAGTTTCGGGTATTCCAGTCGGTGCTTGACCTTCTTCAGTCTGGCTTCCAGCCGCTTCTTCTTTTTGATCGAACATTTCTTCTGCAACTTGGCTTCAATCTCGGTCTTTTTTTCTTTCAACGACTCCTGTTGAGCCAAAAAGACTTTCTGGTACGTCTGACCTTGAAGTACGGCATCGGATACTTGTCTGGTGTTGAGGGTCGGGTACTTAACCTTGGCGGCTTTACGCACGTCGTTGAACACCATCTTGTCCTTGTCAAACCGGCAGTACGAGAAGCGGACGCAGGACTGAAAATCTCGTATGAGTTGATCCAGTTCCGTGAAGTCTTCTCCCCAAATCTCGCCGTGAATGACCTGTATCACAGTTCTACCTTTTGTTCCGATTGTTCTACTTTGGCTCTGACTTCTTGCCTAATATCCTTCGGCACTTCGTCATACACGCTGTCAGCCAGCATGAAGCCGAGTTTGTCGTTGCCCTCGCTGCACATCTTCTCGGCTTGTTTCAACATCTTCTGGACTTCGTTCACCCAATAGTCCACTTTACTCAACGGCTGATGATCTTTAGAGATCAAACCACGCACTTTGTCAATGTTCCACATGAAATAGGGCGTGCCGTCCTTGAGCGGTGTGGACTTGGCATAACCTTCATCCAGTGCTTTCTTCGTAGCCAATTTGGTTGCCGAGTCCTTCAACTCCGCTTCCATGAGAAGTTTGCCCACTGCTATTGCAGAGATGCCGAACTTCTTGCCCAACTCCGTTTGATTGCTCCACATTTGGCTGAACTTCTTGGGTTTGTTTTTCTTGCTCATTGTTCACTCCAATCTGCAACTGCTCTTTCAGTTTATTCTTGTTCTTGCTGCCTTTGGGTCTACCCCCACGACGACCGTAGAGTTTGGCACTGAAGCAGGTGAAGAGGCTCAACACGTCCTGCACTAACTCCTCGTTGTCGTCCTTGGTGGCCTTCTCGTCCAAAAACTCGATTGTACAACCCAGCCCCTTGAAGAACCGCATCAGAAACTTGAAACCGTACCTCGCCAGTCGGTCCTTATACTCCACGATGATGTGATTGACTTCCTTTTTCAGCACAGCGTCAATCAGTTTATGGAGTTGGCGGCGATTGTCGTTCAGCCCCGACCCGATCTCCGAGTATTCCTTGACGTTCTCGTAGCCTTTGTCTTTGCAGTGCTGTCGGAGACGTTCCATCTGCCTGTCAAGATTTTCTTTCTGCTTGGCGGTACTACATCTTCCATACACGCAGTACCTTTTTTCTTCTTTGACCACCCCGATCTTGAGGAGTCCTTGTATGTCATCCTCAAGCCAGCGTCGGTGTCCACCGGCAGTGCGGTGGGCGTTCAGGATGCCCTTATTTTCCCATTCAATCAAGCTGTTGTGTGCAATTCGGTATTTCTCCGAGATTTCCTTCGCTTTCAGTAACATTCTTCACCAATTCGTTTCGGATATTGGTGAGCCACTTCACAAAGTCTTCATGGTTCGGCGTTTCCTCCCACGGTTCGTCAAACTCAATCAGTTCGCCGTTCACGACGGCATATTCCTTGGTCAGTTCGCTCACTTCTACCTCTAATATAGTCTTCATCGTCATTTTTTCTCCAAAAAGTTTACTGGATTTTGGTGGATTTTATCCGATTTCGGCAAGTTTTCAGGAAACTGCTAAACCTCCAAATTGGGAATAAAATCATATGGTACATCTTAACTTAGATTTTGGCTAACTGATAATCCACCATTTCTTCCATTATATCTTTGAAAGAATACTCTGGACTCCAACCTAAAACAGAATGAGCTTTGGTTGAATCGCCCTGAAGAACGTCTACTTCGGCGGGTCGCATAAATTCTGGACTCTGCTCCACATAATGCGTCCAATCCAAATCCACCTTTTGAAAAGCAACGTCTAACATATCTCTGATGCTATGTGTTTTGCCAGAAGAAATTACATAATCATCGGGCTTATCTTGTTGTAACATGAGCCACATGGCATTAACATAATCTTTAGCGTGCCCTATATCTCTCTTCGCATCAAGATTGCCCAAAATTAGCTTGTCTTGTAGCCCGCATTTAATTCGTGCAGCAGCCTTAGCAATCTTCTGAGTGACGAATTGTTCTCCACGCCGAGGCGAATCATGGTTAAACAAAATACCAGAGCAGTTAAACATATTGTAACTTTCTCGGTAATTGACGGTAATCCAGTGGCCATATAGTTTGGCAATACCATATGGACTTCGAGGATAGAATGGCGTTCTCTCGTCTTGAGGGGTTCTTTGAACTTTTCCAAACATCTCGCTAGTTGATGCTTGATAAAATTTGGCCTGCGGACAAATTTGACGTATGCCTTCAAGCATTCTCAGTACGCCCAATCCATTTACGTTGGCCGTGTGTTCGGGCAAATCCCAGCTTGTCTTAACAAAAGATTGGGCACCGAGATTATAAACCTCATCAGGTTGGCTGATGGTCAGGGCTTGTTTTAGAGATGCCTGATCGCAAAGATCGGCAGGAATAAAATGTACATCTTCCAAAAGATGTTTAATATTTACTGTATTCGGGGTAGCTCTTTGAGTTGCCAAGCCGTATACCAAATAGCCTTTTGACAACAAAAGTTCTATGAGATACGACCCATCTTGGCCAGTACAACCAGTAATCAAAGCTCTTTTCACTTCGTTATTCTCCAAGTTTCGCCGCACATATCGCCCGGCTTTAGACCTATTTCGACAAGATAATTGTATAAGTTCGTATGAATTGTTGCATCAAAATTACTTATTTTTCTGGCGTGCCAATCCACATAAAGTTCTTTAATGTAGTAAATCGACCCCTGATCTATCATGTGCCTCAATACATCATATTCGGCACCCTCTATATCCATTTTCAAAACAATAAAATCGTCTTTAGAAAAATTATCCTTAATCCATTGGCTGAAATTGATTGCTTTCACCTTCGTTTTTCCCACATGCCGCTGGTGTTTGCCGAGTTTGCTCTTCAGCAAAGAACTTCCCAAATTATTGGAACACAAATGGAAATCCATGTCACAATCTTTCGTCCAAACAGCATAAGGGAAAAAGGTATATTTTTTGCCTTTGTGTAGTTCTAAAAAATTGGGATTGGGTTCAAAACAAAAAATTTCAAACTGGTCGGCGTTCTCGTATTGTTCAAGGAACAATCGCACTGTGTCGCCCGTATAACCACCAGCGTCTATAAAGACTTTTCTCATTTCTTCAACACTTCTCTATAAAGGTTAAGATAAAGCTCAGCCCGCTTTTTGTCAGTACGGTCAGAAATAGATTCCCGTGCCACGTTTCTTATTCCTATTCTATAGTTTCTGCCGTCCATCATTTCCTTTAAGTGGGCTTTAATGCTTTCTACATCCTCGCAGGACGCTTCATTAAGCCTCATATTCGAGCCATTATAAATGTCTGGAACATGGCCTACCTTACGAGTTAAAACGGGCGTGCCACACGCCATAGCCTCCAAAATCGGCATCGTGCCGCTCTCGAAGTTGTCTACCGAATTGCAGACGTGAATAGCCGACTCATAGTAGGCTTTTCTGACTTCTGAATCAGATACGTTGTTTCTAAATTCCAAGGATTTGCCGCCTGCTGCCTTGACTTGTTCAATGTATTTGGCATCCGACACACGACCAACCAGAAGGAGTTTGTAGCCCAATTCATTGCAAGCCTTAGCGACTTCGACAACACCCTTTTTGCCTTCAATTCTGCTAACTGACATATTTACTACTGGATCGACGGTGTAGTTGCCACGATTGAAAGCAAAGAAATCCATATCAATTGCCAGAGGCATCATCCGTGCTTGAGGGAGTTCTTTTTGTTGAAACCCATTGACCACATTGACTACTTCGTAATCTTCCCATTTTTCCTCATGGAGATTGTATGGATTGTAATGTGTCAAAATCTTTTTACGTCGATCCCAGAGCTTTGGGAACAATTCTCTTATTTTAGAACCCGATTTCCAATATTGAATATCAACTATATCACACCATAGCCACAACCTTTGAATTTGATCCAATTGTGCCTTATCAGGACGCTTAGGATGAAATACGACAGTTTCAATCGTGGCTTTATCACGAGTATGTCGAACGATTTGATTGGCCAAAGTCCTGATTGCAGAGTGTGGAGAATCCACAACTTGCAATACTTTTAACCCCTTTGTGTCCTTCGGTGCTGGCCGATTCGCTTGTTGCTTTGTAACACTTCCCATAATAGCTCCGGTTCATATCCTAGTTCTTCTTTTGCCCAAGTTGCTAAGGCGGTTATATCTTTTGGCAAACAATTATGTGTTACAATGCCTGTATTTTGTTCAATCCAAAAAAGATCATCTACTTCAGAAGCACTTTCTAATTCTAAATTATAAACATAATTATCATAATTTATTTTTTTTATATTCATAATTTTTATAGTTTTCATAACAATACTCCTAATTTTAAAAGGTCTTCTTTGAACAGAACTTTTATTGTACATTTATTGCAATTTCTAATTGCATTAAATTTTTCCTCATTATAAAAATGTTTACATTTAACATCTACATAACAATTCCATTCTGTCACCCAAAAGTCTGGATAATAGTTTTTATTTTGTCCATTTAAATTATATGGAAGTCTTCCACGATGACATAAAAAAGAAAAATCATTTTTGTCTAACCATTTAATAAAAGCTAATTCCCATGTTCCTTGTACTTTATGTACAGTACCATTTTTAGAACAATAATCAAACCATTTGCATTGCCCAACTCGAACTCCATCAAATTTTCCGTCAGCCCAAGCCTTTCGTGTTTGATTAGAAAGTTGTATTCTAAGTTCTGGATTTTTTTGGAATAATTTAATCCGTGTAGATGAAACTTTTGCTTTAGACTCAGCACGTTTCATTCCATTTTTATCACCAGCATTAATACCTCTTGATTTAGATGTTTCAGATATTGTAACCGACAAATTAGGGTTATTTTTTCTCATTTCTTTGAGCGAATAAGACATTTTTTCTCTATATTCTTTTCTTGAATTTAAAATACCTGTCCAACATTTACAACAATAATCTCCATCACATAATGCATTCTTTTTCATTTTTTGGTGATTATAATTTAATCTTTTATATTCTTTGCCACACTTATCACAAATACATTCAATAATTGTCGTATGCTGGGTTGCCTCACTAAAATCAATAGCAATGCCGTTTTTTATAAAATTTTTAATCATTAAATCCTTTGGCGGAAAATGTTTGTCTATTTTATTTAGAAAATAAAAGATCATTTTTAAGAACATTTTTTGCCATAATTATAATTTTTTTACCATCCCGCATTACTGGCATTAAGTGTTCGCTCGTACAGGAAAATTCTCCATTCTCAGTATTAAATACTATAAGTTCTTCATTAATTTTATTTTTAGTTACTGACACAACAGATTTAAAATCAATTTTTGTAATATCAACATCACAAGATTCAATTTTTAATGTTTCTCCCATTTGCCAACGATCATATAAATCGGCTATAGTCATATCGCCATTTTGCGATTTAACAACAGCTTCTGGCAATACACATTTGCCGCCGAAAGGATTGTCATTTTGGGCAAAAACCGCCGTGTGCATTGGATTGATTCGTGGGTCGAGCAGCCAAAGTTCTCTAGCCTCGTTGTAATCAATTCCGGCTTTCTGACAGATGCAGGCCATCTCATAACAAAAAGTAATCTTTGTAGCATAGAAAGAATTTTCCATGTACTTGGCCATTTCAGCGGCCTTTGCAGATGTTTGTCGATATGTCTTGACTGGTCCCGTGATGGGGAAATATAAATCTACTGCTTCGGATGTATCTTTGGGATCGCCACCAAAAATAAAGAAGGGAGTTTCTTTTACTTCACGATCCCAAAGATAAGGCGACCAGTAACTAGATTCACCACAATATTCGGGTGCAAAAATGATACGTTTACCCGTCTTTTGTTTCAGCCAATCAGTCGTACCCGGTTCCACAGTCGATTTGATAATTATCAAAGGAGTTTCGAGCCAATCAACTACTTCTTCTACTATAGATGTAGTACACCGGCCAGATTCAGACATTGGCGTTGGTACACAAACAACTCCTACATCACAACGATTGAGTTCTTCTTTTGTTTGTGTAAGGAACTCAGCCTCACGTCCCATGTACCAAGGGTCATAAGCCAAAGTCTTGTGATGCTTTTCAAAAAATTTGAACATGGCTTTGCCGACGTAGCCATAGCCTACAATACCAACCATTTTCATATTTCACCTTATAGTGTTTCTAGGAATACATCGACGTAATCAGGTAGGTTATACGAAGGAACCCATCCCAGCTTTTGTTGAGTAAAACTCAAATCAGCTAAAGTTGTCCATGCTTCACCCGGACGAGCAGGCACATGCTTAATTTCTTGTGGTTTAAACATTGCTGCCACTTCGTTAATTGAGTAGTTATTGCCACGTTCTAAATTGAAAACTTCGCCATTCCAACTATCTTTTGACATAGCAATTAAACCGGAACAAATGTCAAATACATGAGTGAACTACCCCGCCGCTAAAGACGGCGGGGCTTCCGCTCCAACCAACTGCTCCGCATTAGCAGAGTCTTACGTCAGGGCAAGCGGCTCTAACGTATCTCTCGGTCGTTCCGACCGTGCGTGAGC